GCCTTTGCCGCCGGGCCGGTCCCGGCAGCGGCTTGTGACAGACGTCGGGTCAAATCCTTGGTGGCTTGTTCCACGCCGGAGATCGACACACCGGCCAGGTCACCTGCGCGCTCCAGCACCTGAATGGAGGACACGGTGGTGCCCAGAGATTGCGCCAGCTTGGCCTGGGCGTCGACCGTTTGCAGGCCGGAGCGGATCATCGCGACACCGGCGGCAACCGCGGCAGCTGCAGCAATCCCGGCCGCCCGGCGCGCGGCGCGAGAGAAAGACGCCAGCCGTTTATTGGCTGCTTCCATTTCCGTTGAGAGCCGACCAAAGGACGCCTTGCCCGCATTGCCGATGCCTTCCAGTTCCGCCTTGACCTGGCGACCGCCCGTGGCGCTCAGGCGGACGCTGACGCGCTTTTCAGCCATGCTCACCTCCCGTCGTGATTTGTTTGTTGAGGGCGTTCACGGCCACCGCTTCCAGAGCGGGCAGGACCTCGGCGGCGACCAAGGGATTGACCCCCAGTGCCGTTGCCATCGCCATTGCTGCACCGAGGTCCCAGCCAAGCACTGCGCCCGGAACAACCCGCAACTGCCCGCCCATGCGCTGTGCCAGATCCCAGACCTGCCAGCCTTCCAAGGTTAGGGGGTGGTTGATTTGACGCGGGCAGTCTTTGCACGCTTCCGGGCAGGCCGCGCAGTAGCTTGCGCCCCCACCGAACTCCCATTCGGCGAGGGCGCAGAGACGTTTTTTTCCGCATCCATCAGCAACCCCTTGCTGACATAGCGCAATTGGAAGGCCTCAAAGACCGGATAAATATCCAACAGGGCATCAATGCCCACGGGGCCGACAGGGATGGTGTGACCGTCGACATCACCAACCCCCTCCCAGTCGAGGATGGCCATCCTTGCGATGGCTTTGGCGAACACCAGTGCGCGCTCCTCGTCGCTAACGTCCTCTGACAGCGCAGTAACAGCAGCATCATTGCGCGCGGCCACCATCAGCGCGGTTGTCAGCGGGGTCAGCTGCACCCGCAGGTCCGGCATCAGCTCCAGCCAGTGCGGCGCGTTCGAAATATCAAGTCTCAACATGCTCAGTAAGTCTCCACGTCATTAATGAGAGTGGCGGTGCACATCCGGCCCAGGATGGGATCACGCGCGGCTTGCCAGTCGAAGGTGGCCTGCACGCCCTGCGGTCCCTGGATTTCCAACCGGGGACGCGGCAGGTAGACCGCATGGGCGACCAGCTCGAAACTTTCGCCGGAGCCGAGGGCATAAGCAAAGGTCAGTTCCGCCGGGTCGCCATTGAGGGCCTGCGTCAGCAGGGTCTGATCCGAGAACCGCACCTCAATCCGACCGGTCAGCGCGGCAATTGATGGGTCCGCGCCGTCGATGCGACCGTCCGAGCGGATGGTTTCGATCCGGTCGAGATTGTTGGCATAGGTGATCTCGGCCGAAACTACATTGCCCAGTGTTGTACCGCCCCGCGCGATTGAGCCATTGAAATGTCCGAAGCGTTTCAGCGCCCAGTCGGTCGGGGTTCCCGCCCCGGTGCTGGTTGCGACTGTCTCGCCCTGGGCGATCAGATTAGACGTGGCGGTCAAAAGACCGGATCGCGCCATCTGCCAGCTGATCCGGTCCAATACGCAGCCGGTGTACATCGCGTAATGTGGTACCTCGGGCATGCCGGTCTCGATGGCCATGCTGGGTAGGGTCCAGCTGCCGGATTGAAACTCATGCGTCCATGGTCCGGTGCCGGTGGTGGCCGGATCGCCGAAAGCTGCCTTCAGCCACATTCCCCAAGCCTCGGCATCGATCGGCACCGAAATGTCGCCATCCGCCGTCACCGCATCCTTCACTGGCGACAGCGGATCGCGGCCGTAGCCCAGCAGTTCCGAGTTCAGCAGCGGCTGCTCGGCCCCCAGCGATGAACTCGCAAACGGGATCCGGAAATACCCGCCAACCGGGGCGGTGCCATAAAGTGTCTCGAACGCGAGCGCCATCTGCGCCCGCGCCCCTTGTGCGCGTGCCATATCGTGTTTCCTTTATAGGTTGGTGTCAGCCGATTGGATCGGCGGTGGCGTAGGTCAGGACCACCGGGACGACGGCAGCCTTGAGTGCCGCCGCGCCTTCGATGGGTAGATCGACCGGCTTTGGGGCTTCGGGCTCAACCCAATCGCACAGGCCGCCCAGCGTGCGATCTGCAGCAAGGGCCGCGCCGATACTGGCCAGAACGGTGTCCAGGGCTGCGTCACGTGCGGCTGGATCACCAGCCTGAACAACAACCTCAATCTCGGCGAGATGGTCATAGAGATAAAGTAATGGCGAGAGCAGAACCTCGGGGTCGCCCGGATCGCCGTCGCGCAGGATCATCAGGCCGTCGATCGGAACCCGCTCGGGCAGGACCTCACCCCGCAGGGCAGTCGCAGGCTGGGTTTGCAGAAGCGCGTGCAACGCCTGCAGGATGGTTTCGCGAAGTGTGGGCATATTGGTGTACTAGCTCTTCGAGCAATTTACGGTAGACTTCTAACTGATTTGGTTTCTTGGGGCGGGTTGCAGCATGGCGAACGCGGTAGACAGACTGTTCGAAAGTGTATTGTCGGATATTTCGGACGCCGGCCTCGACGCTGCGCCCGATTGGCCGGACGTGCCATTTGACGAAAATGACCAAGATTGGATCGACGATCCGCCGGAAGAAGACAGCGTTATCTCTGCCGATGCCTGGGAAGAAATCTTCCCTGAGTTTCCGGCCGATTCCTCGGCGGTCAGCTTCCCTCCGCCTTATGGGATGTCCGTACAGGAAAGCGATCTTGTTGAAGGAGCGATCCGAGTTCGAGGCATCGATGCTTTAGCGTTCTACAAGTCAAAGAGATTCGAGAACCATCGGCCATACCGTGGTCTTTGGGGCATTTTCTACATAAAGCAAGGCCTCCTCCACGTCGCCAACGAAATTGCCACGGCCTATCCCGGCTACAAGGATCCTCGCAGGTTGGCGCAGGAATTTCTTTTCGCCCACGAGCACTTTCACTTCAGAGCTGATCTCCAGACACTGATGTTTGAAGCGGTCCGCAAAAGACACCTCTATTTTCTACTGCGCCGCGCTTTGCGTGGTAGGCGAACCTTGTTCGTGGAAGAAGCTCTGGCCAACCAAGAAGCCTACAAGTGGTCCAAGAAACCCACTATCGGTTTGCATGAGTTTGCTCACGAATTCATGTCGCTTCAGCCCGGTGCCTACGCAAGATTCGACGAGCCCAACAACAAATTAAAAGGAGAATGGCTGGCAAACACCCTTGACCTTAAACCTCCAGGTTGTTGGCCAAGAACAGATATTTCGAATTGGGTTGATGCCACACCCAAGGATCTGCTCCGGAAATCACTCTGCCCTCAGTACGTGATCAATCCGCACAGACTCGAAAGCTGGCTTGATCCGGCTTGGATTCCACCCCCAGTTTCCGTCATCATCGATGGAGACGCCGTGAAGCAAAAACTCTCGAAGAAATACCGAAATCTTGCCTCCAAGTGGGAGAACACCAAGAAAAAGCTCCTTGCGGATCGGAACCTCAGAGGCCTCAACTTCAAACCTTGGCCAAATGAGGGAAAGAATGCCTATTCAGTTAGGGTTGACGGCAATTTCAGAGCGCATTTGCGCCATGAAGGAAATGGTACCTGGCTGGCCTACGTTCTCGGGTCCCACAAGGAGCTTGGACACGGATAAGAAATTCAGGCAGTTCCCTGAAGTAGCCGGGAGTTTTACAATCAGAAACTCGTACATCTTTCGAGGGCGTCATGAATCCTCTCTCGAAAGCCCACTGAACTCTCGGCGGTTGGCAATCGAAGAGCATCATTCTGCATCAATATTCCGATATCGGAAATATCTTCCAAGAAAGTTTGATTGCGAAATGCCGGGTGCTCGCCAACAACAGTCTGAACCGTCCTATGAAGTTCTTCGAAGGCGTCGAACACGGACATGGGAAAAATTAGCGGCAAGTTTTCCGGAAGAAGAACCGGTATACCTTTGACCTTGTCGCGATCAGAATCCTCTCCGTATGCATTCAGAATGGCAAAACGAACCAATACGTCTTGCGCTGTAAATCCTAGTTCTGATGCAATTTCCTTTGCCTTTGCTTTGCACCATTTGTCGTATGTTCGAATACTTCTCAGGTACGGGTTGGAGACGTTACCCAAGTTCCGCTTGCACTCCAAGAAAATCACCGTTTTGTGGCGACGGCTAATTGCAATTCGATCAATCAGCTTCTTGGTTTCGTCTGTATCGCACTTGAAACGCGTTTGGCTTGCCGACTCCCACCCGTCTGATTTCTGAATCACCTTTGTCATCACACGTTCGACCAGACTACCGTGCTTCTTGGCAAAGGTATTCCATCTGAAGACGATCTCTGGTGGAAATCCAAGAACCGGATCAGCCTGCGGTGGGCTGGTAGGTTCGATGAGCGCCTTCACTTCATCGATGAGCATGTCCCGTTCAATGATACGATAGAGGCTATTCAATCGGTTCTTCCCTTTCGCATGAGAACACGTTGAAACGATGGCACATCTCACACCTGGACGATAACGTCGATTGTCAAAGGCCGCTAGAGTTCAGTTTTCAATACAACTCAGTTCCTTCCCTCCACCCAGTTCCCCAAAATCAGCCCTGGCAGGTCCGCCACCGCCGCCCGCGCATCCCGATCCAGATCAAGCCACTTCGCCAACTTGACCTGCGGCACCAGTAGAAATATCGGCACAATAGACCGCCCAGCTAAACGACTGTAACTGCTCCCGTCCTTACGCCGAGTGACATTCTCACGGATCCGGCCCGACTGCGTGAAACGCGCGTTGTCGGCAACCAACAGACTTGGTCCACTGCGACGATAGACAAACCGAAGTGGCATGCCTGTACGTCGTTCCCAGATGCCCGGATCAAGTGGCCCGCGCCGGATGCGTTCACGCGCCACCGGGGTTGGTATGGCCAGCCAGAAGCCATTCTTCGAGCGGATCAGTGCACCTTCATCATGCGCACCGACGATCTGCGGGGCTTTTGACCAGACTAGCGACGCCGCTCCGATGCTGGTGCCCTGCTTCGGATAGCGGGCCATGCGGATGGTGCGGGCCAGCTTTGTCCCCAGCCCCACACCAGTTATTTGCGCACGCCAGTCGGATTTCAGGCGCTCACCTGCTTGTGTGACACCCAGCGTGACAGCGCTTTCTGCCGCCATGGTTTCTTCGGCCATGATCTTTGCCAGATCGGGTGAGAAACTGACGGACATCTTCATGCGGGTCTGGCCTCAATCCTCCAGATCAGCCGCTCCGGATCCCGCACCGGCTCGCCCTGGATCAAGAACCCCTCGCCATCAATCTCAATCCGATCCCCGGGTCGGGGTGTTGCAACCTCGCTCACCCTGAGATCAAAGTGCTGCGTTTCCGACCAGAGCTTGGCCTCGCCAAAGCCGGTGACGCTGTCGCCACGCCGCGCAACCACACGGATGAGAACGGGGTTGCCGCCCCCGGCCGTATAGATTGCCTCGGTGCCGATGTTGGTGTCCGCGAACAGCGCATCGAGGGCAATGGCGACAGCATTCATCAGGTGCGCCGGGCGCTGCGCAGCACCTGCGGGCGGGTGCAGATCGGCAGCGGATTGCTTTCAATCTCCAGCCGCACCCATTCATCGCGATCGCGATCCGGGATCGAACGGGCATCTAGCGGCAAGCCGAGGGTGTTGACCGTCTCGAACGTGTCCGCCGGGGCGTAGTAGATTTCGAACAAACCCTCGACCCCTTCGGGATAGAATACCGCCTTGTCGACCGGCACACCGAAGGCTGCATTGCCCCGATACCGGCGGAAGTTGATACCGCCAAAACTGACCTCGTCCGACACCCGGCTGCGCAAATCGGCAGCAGCAGCGGTGTTCAGATACGTTTCCCGCACCTCCTTGTGGGCCACCAGATCGGCAAAGAAGGCCGAGCCGCATTCGGCGCGCAACTGCACCGCGCCGGTGGAAAGCCCGCCAAGGGTTTCCTCGACGCTTTCGATCAGCGCCTGACAGCGTTTGCGCAGAGCACCGGACCCGGGCGAGGAATTATCCAGATCAAAGTCGACTTCGGCCGCCGGGGTGATGGCGAACTCGGTGAAGTAATCGATGACAGTGGTGCCATTCTTCGGATCCAGTACTTTACCCTGAATCCCGTTCAGCAGATGGTATTCAAATGTGGCTTCGGCATCGGAACGCAACCGGCGCAGTCGCCGGGCAACTTCGGCCTGGATCTGCTGGGTTTCAGATTCTGAGCCAAAGGCACGGATACCCTGGATTTCTGAGGCCCAGAGCACATCCTGCTTTTTGAACTGGCGACAGACGAAGGCGCGCACATCCCGGTGTTCGGGCACTTGCTGGTCATAAGCCGAACCGCGCTCCGAGAACGGGATCAGCGACAACGTACCGTCGCGGGACTCAATCACCACAGTGCGGGAACGCACCCCGCGATCGGAGAACAGGTCGGAACCTGACAGGGTTGCGGGCTTGAAGGGGATGTTCTCCAGCGCGCGGGTGAGTTCGATGACCGAAAAGGCATCGGTCTCGAAGATATCCATGGTGGCCATGTGCGGCCTCCTTTCAAAATAGAATTAGCGGGTGAGGATGCCGACAGCGGCAAGCGCCGTATGGGCCGCAGTGATTTCGGGATCCGTGGGCGAGCCGGTGAACACCAGGTCGTGTTGATTTACGATGGCCGGGCCACGCAGGAGGACAACCGACTGAACTTCGGCGGTTGACGCATCTGCCTTGCCCCAGAGAACGGCGACGGCAGTTTCCGTGCCATCAACGGCGGCGGGATCATGGGCAGCGTATTTGCCATCTGCAGTGATCTTGCCCAACACGGTGCCGGGCTCGAGCGTTCCGGAAGCAATGGTGACAACCTCACGGCAGTAGTCGCGGAGGGCCTCCCAAACAATAAAGCCGCCTACGTGGCGGCCCTCGGTCAGAATGGTCATGCTGAGTTATCCTTTGCGTTTGAAGGTGCGGGCGATCACATCGCCCCAGGGTTTTGCCTGAGGCGCGGAACCCGGCTGTGGATGGGCGGCGGAGATTTCGGGTTCATTGGCAGCACGGACATCGATCAGGGCTTTGCGGATGTCTTCCAGGCTGGTTTCAGCGGTCAGGAATGAGGCTGCCATTTGCGGTTGGCCAGCGAGGCGACAGAGATCGACCACGGCTTTGGCGTAGGTCATGACCTCGTTGTGGATCGCAACGGGGTTGGGCGGTTCTGGTGCCGGGTTTTGGGGTTCAGCAACGATGGGCGGTTTATCCGGCTCCACGGCCTCCGGTTCAGGCTCAATCACATCGGTCGGTTCGGGCACGGGGGCTGGTGTGACGTCGGCGGCGTCGCCGGGTTCAGGGTCAGCATTGTCTGGTAAACCCGCTTTTTCCACGGCATCCACAAGATCGGCCGGTGCATTGCGGAACCGGGTGATGTCGAAACTGGCGGCAATCCGCACCGGCTCGATCACCTTGTCTGCGAGGCCCAGCTCCAGCGCATCCGCCGCATCGAGCCAGGTTTCCGCTGCCATCAGGGCAGCGATACCCTCATCAGGCTTGCCGGACTTGGCCGCATAGCCCCGCACCAGAGAACCAGCAATCTTGTCCAGCGCCTCGGCCATGGAGCGCATGTCCCCAGCATTGCCCATCACCATGCCTGAGGGATCATGGATCATCAGGAAAGCGTTCTCGGGCATCACCACGGTATCGCCCGCCATGGCAATGTAGCTGGCCGCCGAGGCAGCAATGCCATCAATGGCCACGGTGACCGTGCCCTCGTGACGCTGCAGCGCGTTGTAGATCGCCACCGCATCAAACACAGACCCGCCAGGGCTGTTGAGGCGCAGCTCCAGCGGTGCTTTTGTGTCCAATGCACCGAGATCAGCCAGAAAGCTCTTTGCGGAAACGCCATATGCGCCGATCTCGTCATAGATCAGCAGTTCCGCACCCTCACCATGAGCGCGGATCGTGTACCAGGATTGCATGTGTCAGTCCTCTTCTTTGTCAGGGGCACCCTGCGGCGTGGCCCGGGCCCCTTGGGTTTCTCCGGGGCTTGTGCGGTAATTCAGGCCAAGCGCTGCGGCGCGCTCTGCGTCCGCCGCGTTTTCCCGATCGATTTCCTCGATGTCGTAGCCGGTGGCCTCGACCGCCTTGCGGCGCGACATCAGCCCCGCGTCAATTCCCAGCAGCTGCGCCTGAATGTCTTTCAGCGGATCAACCCAGTCCCAGCGTGGCGGGATCCAGTGCACCGCGCGGGCCTGTTTGATATCCGGCAGGTCCAGCGCGCCGGTCAGCACGGCGGTTTCCAGCCAGCGTTGCCAGATCGGGCGGCAAAGCTGATGCGCGATCACCCCGTGCTGCAACTGACCAACCCGGCGACGGAACTCGACCAGTTCAGCCCGCAGGCTGGAATAATTGGCCTGACGCACATCGCCAGTCACAAGATGATACGGCAGGCCCAATGAGGCGGATATTGCCAGCAGCGTGCGATACTGGAACGCTTCATAGCCGCCACCGACATCGGCAGGGCTGGAGAACTTCACGTCCTCGCCGGGCAGCAACACCTGCAGCGTACCCGGTTCCAGGCTGGCGATGCCGATACCTTCACCGGTATCCTCAACCTCCCCCATCAACGGTTCTTCCGGGGCCGATTTGGTGATGAAGCCCGCAAACATCGCCGCCGTCTTTTTGCGGTCGAGCTCGGCGTCATCATACTGATCCAACAGAAACAGACGCACCATGGCCGGGGCCACATGCGGCAGACCCCTGATCTGACCCGCGTCGATCGGCCGGTAGATATGCAGCACATCCTCGGCAGGAACACGCACCGTTTCAGGAATAACCGCCCCCTGATCGGTGCTGTCACCGGGATGGCGGCGTCGGAAGTGGTAGGCCAACCGACGCCCAATCAGATCGAACTCGATGCCGCAGCGGATGCGGTTGCCATTGGGCGCTGTCTCGGTTTTCTCAAACGGCAGCATTTCCGACTGCAGCAATTGCAACTGCATCGGCACCAACAGGCCATCCTCGGCCCGGCGAGGACGCAATCGCACGAAGCACTCCCCGGCAACAAACATCTCCCGGGCAACCATGGCCTGCAATCCGTAGAAGTCCGTCAGCCCATCGGCATCCGCCTCATCTGTCCAGGCCAACCAGAGCCGCTGGATGCGATCGCGCAGATCAGGATCTTCGATCAACGACGAGGGTTTCATCCCGTCGCCAATCAGATTGGCGGCATAGGCCTCACAGGCATTGGCGGCATAGCCATTAGTGACAACCAACTCGCGTGAACGCGCCAGCAGACGCGGCCCACCCGAGGCCACCAGCGAGTTGATGTTTTCCAGAGGTGGCTGCCAACCGCGCAGGCGACGGCGCGACATTGCCCCCTCGAGACGGGCGCGCATGTCATTGGGGCCGCCAGGTTCCTGACGGCGAAATGCATCAAACAGGCCCATGGATCAGAGGCCCTTGCTTGTTGTTACACGGACGTGCCGGACAATTCGGCGGCCTTCGACGCTGGCGATCTCTCGATCCAGTTGCTCGATGGCACGCTCAATCTCAGCCAAGCTGCGATACTCCACTGTCTTGCCGTCATAGCTGACCCGGGCCACGCCACTGGATCGCGACGCGGACAAAGCCTCGCGGCGGGTGTTCAATTCTGCGATTGTCGCCATGTTCAACCCATGTAGTTCGAGCGCACCGAGCGCCGTTTCCGCGTTGGTTGCGCCGTGCGTCCCACGGACAGTCCCGGGGACGCGTCATCAGAAACCGGTGCCGCAACCTGGCGTTCCAATTCCGACCATTGCGCCTCGGACCAGCGATCCGCCCCAAGGATCCACGCCGCCGCACGGGCATAAACCCGGCAATCCAGCGCCTCGTTGCGTTCCCTGAGCTTCTGCCATTCCAGCCGGGAGAACCCGCGCTTGTTGCGCACCGTCACCA